AGAAACCAGAGTCGTTAACAGGTATTGCACCAAAAATAGAGTCTTTTGGAGCTTGGTTGAAACGACAGCCTTTTGATATTCAAACAAAATTACTAGGCACAATGGACAAGGCGAATTTGTTTAGAGAGGGTAAACTAAAATATGAACAATTTATTACTCAAAAAGGTAAAGGATTGTCTATTCAAGCCCTCAGAAATAGGGCAACCAACGCTACCACAACTTTTACTCCAAAACAAAAACAAAGAGAAATAGACGTAACAATCCCTGCTTCTCGGCCTTCCTCTCTTATTAGAAACCCAGAAAACAAAAATCTTGTTAGGCAAATGTTTATTTTGGATTCAGACGATTTTGCTAAAACAATGTCTTTAACAGACTTTAAAGGCACTACCTTAGTGGGTAAACAAGCCTCTCGTCGTAGAGTTGGCAATGAGCTTGATGAAAGAAATTTCAGCGCAGACCCTTTAACTGGTGAAATCAAAAACAATAATATTTATGATCCAGACTTTACCTTGTATCAAGAGCGTATTGATTTTATGAGGAACTCAAAACTTCTTTCTAAAGACGAAAAAGACTTTATTGAGTCTGTTGCTAGTGGTTTAGATGATAAGATTTCAGTAAATCAACAAACAGTTGTAATTGAAAACCTCAGAGTAGTTCTTGAACGTTTTGCAAAAAACAAAGAACCTTGGGGAGATCTATCTGCCGTACTTCGTGCTGAGAACAGGTTTGCTGTTCAAAACGTATCTCGTTTATTAGACACTCGTTCAAGAGAACGATCAAAAATGTTTGTTAGTTATTTATCAAAAGATAACCCCCAAGTTCAGATTATGGGTAAGTACTACCCTCTTGGCGACTTGTTAAAGAACCAATTAAAAGATCAGCGTTATATTGATAATTGGAGAGCTACAGAGGGTAAAAAACTAGCTACTAAAATCTATTTTTCTGGTCGATCGCCGCTTCGTGTTTATTTCCGCAACTATACTAATAAATACACTACTAGAGAAAAGCTTATTAAACGACTTAAAGAAGAAATTCCATTTTTAAAGCTTTATGACGAGTTTAAAAACAAGTTTAATAGAGAGCCTTCCGACAGTTGGATAACCCAAGCTTATGCTAGAAAAAGAGAAACTATTAGGAGTATTTTAGACTTAGAATTTCTTAATCAAAAGAAGCGGCCTAGTTCTATAGTTATAGATGATAAATCTTTAAATGTAATTACTAAGGCAACAAAGTTAGTTGCTTCAGGGCAATCTACTGATTATGATAGTTTAGCTATTAGTATCGGAAAAATGTTTTCTAAAGATTTTGAAAATCTAATTCCTTTTTCAAAACATACTCTGAAAGACTACCACACTGAAGGTTCTAAAATATTAGAACTATTAGTTAAGCAAAATCTTATTAGAGTTCAATTCAGAGGCAAGACAAGGCGTGGAGTCATTGATGTTGACACGGGGCGAGCTTCTGGTGGATATGGCGATACAATCTCTAGAGAAGTTTCTGTAATAGATAAAGAGCTTCTTAAACTTCAAGAGGCAGAGCGTAGAGTAACTATTGCTAGGCGTCTAGGTAACATATCCGCAAAAGATAGGCTTTATGTAAAAGCTAATAACAAAACATTTTTTGATGCTCGAGGGAATGACACAGGAATACCTCTTATTTCTCGTGACAAGTTTGCAGACTATGACCCTAAACAAATTGATGCTGAAATGGCTCAAATGTTAAATCATGTGATGGACACTGAATATGGAGTTGATAACGAATTCTTTGGGTTCATGGATGATATTGTTAGATTTAGAGACCCACGGGGAAACTCTAAGTACTATGACAGTATTAATGAGTTTCGTCATGAAATTTTAAACCGTGGTGAACAGGGCTATGGCTTAATGGCTACAGCTAAATTCCATTCACAACGTAATAAAAACTTTAAGACACAAGCTTTTATTGACTCCCGTGGTCGTGTTTATCATCGTGGTTATTTAACACCTACTGGTGGTGAAATGGTTAGGCCTTTTTTAAACTCTGGTAAAGCTAGTAGAATGTCAGAAGATGCCTTAGATGAACTTAAGATTCAATTAGGCGCTATGATTGGACCGGGAACAGAAGCACTTACTCAGGCTGGTCGAAGGGCTATCTTTAATCGCAATAGGGAAAAGCTTATTGAACTTGGCGAAATAATGATGTCTACGACTCAAAGAGATAGGCGGCTAAGGGAATTCCTTGAGCACCCTCTAATAAGAGGACTTGAAGGCCCAGAAGTCCCAAAGATGGGTCGCATGGCTCTAGAGTATGCTCGCATTGAAAGACATTTAAAAAGCGGAAAACCCCTTACTAGTTATGAAACAAAATTAATGATTGAAAACGATGCTTCATCTAGTGGAGCTCAAATTATAGGACTTTCAACTGGTGATAGGGCTGTCTCACAGGCGTCTAATGTTTTAGCTACAACACAGAAAAACAGACTTTATGATCTGGTTGCCATGGATACAGTTAATGATCCTGAGTTTATTAAAATACCCGCATTAAGAGATGCTTCTTTAACTTGGGAAGATCTTGCTAAAGCCGCTAAAGCTCAAAACATGGTAAGCTTTTACGGTGCTGGTGCTGCTACTAAGACAGCTAATATTGCAAATAAATTTTCTAAAGTTCTAGATGATATGGGGTTTGTAACTGTTACTAAAGACAACCTCGGAGAATATCTCAGAATTATTGATGGTAAAATTAAAATTTCTGATCGGTTAGGCACTACTTCTGTTTCAGCTGAACTAACTTCTTTTAGAAAAGAGTTGGTTGAATTGATTAACAAGAACGAACCTGCAGGTAGAACGCTTTTAAAACAAGCCCAAGATATACACCCCGATGTTGGTGATTTTGTTAATAAGTTAACCAATGCTAGAAGGGGCATTGTTGGACCAAAAGAATTTTCAGAAATTTCTAGAATTATGTCAAAGAATCTTGCCACTCGTGCTCCTGTAACCGATAACTTTATTAATTATTGGAAAGATGTAGCAAGAGTATATGTCAATGAAACTCAGAAGGTAGACATACCTTGGGTTACTTTTGATGGTAAGATCATGACACAAAGATACCGCCCAAAGTTACAGGAAAGGATTGAGTTCCGTGATCCTGTTACTAATAGGTTGGTTGCAAACATCTACGAATCTAGCGCTGAAGATGGAAAACTCTTAGGAAAGAGTTCTTTAAACGATGCTAGGATTGGTCTAGGTGTAAACGGAAATCATAGCAATGACGCTACTATTGTAAGGCGCTTCCATTTGTGGGGGCGTAAAAATGGTGTTGGTACTGCGACGATTCACGATGCTTTCTTCACTAATATTGGTGTAGCAAGGCGAGCAAAGGATGCTTTAAGAACCATCTACGCAGATGCTCTTGAAGGTGATACGATTAAGAATACCCTTAGAGAAATGCGAAAGCAGGGGCTATCTCGAAAATCGTATAATGAGCTTTTAAGAAAAGCTAAAGAACAAGGTCTTATTGACCCGGAAAATAAGATCACAAGACGAGACATACTTGCACCTCTCCGTTCTGGGGAAGACTGGTATGGCATTGGTCCGTAGTTATTTGTAATAGCCTATGCGACTTTAATTAGAGTTTGTAACTCTTAACATAAAATATAACTCAAGCTGTGCTTGGAAGGAAAAAGAATGAGTGAAGAAAATAAAGTAGTTGAAGAAGTAACTGCAAACGAAGAGTCCAATGAGACTCAAGAACAAGAAACTGTTCATGAGGAAACTGTCGCTGATACTGATAGTGAGGTAGATCCGATTGAACGTGAAGTCCAAGAGAGACTTGCCAAAATGAAATCCAATATGGATCGCATGGCAAGTGAGCGAGACGAAGCTCTTAAAAAGGCAGTTGAGATTGAACAAAAACAAAAGCAAGAACAAATCCAGCGTCTAGAAGAAGAAGGTAAACTGCAAGAAGCTTTAGAAATGAAGCTAGCAGAGGCTCAGGCTAAGCTAAAAGTGTTCGAAGAAGAAAACGTAAAGCTTAACCGTGATAGCGTAGTTAACTCAGCGCTTGGAAGCCTAGAATTCCGAAATGAGCGTAGTCGTCAAATGGCCTATCGTGATATTGTTGAGCAACTCGTTCAGAATGATGATGGTCTTTGGGTTCATAAAACAGGAACTAATATTAAGGACTTTATTACAGCTTATTCTAAAAACGAAGATAATTCATTTCTATTTCGTGTTAAGGCCAATACTGGTGCTGGCACTTCAAATAATTCTGGCATTCCATCAATGGAACAAAAGAAAACTATTGGTGAAATGACAACAGAGGAAGTTCTCGCCTTGGCCTCAAAAGGTCAATTAGGCAATTACTCTTATTAATATATAATAGTTACCACAAGGAAATAAATCATGGCTATTACAAATACAGACTTTCAAAATGTAGCTCTCGCAATTTCTGCTTATGCAGACGAAGCTTACACAACTGAAAAGAAACTAAACTCAACAGGCATCGTTGGTCAACGTGACGACATTAATGCTGATGGCGAATCCTTTATTGGTCAGTTCCGTTGGTACAAACCACTGTCGGCAAATATCAATGTTCCATCATTGTCTTCTGCAACAGACGGTACTTACACCGACATCACAACTGACATTGCCAACTATGTCAAGACTGTTCGTACCTTTGGTGCGCAGCAAGTTAACTTGCAAGAAGTTGTATCCAAGCAAGACGGTCTTGCAAAGATTGCCCGTGACTTTGCACAAGTACGTGGCGACGACGAAGGTAATGCTTTGTTGTCTGTTCTTAAAGGTGTTGCAGCCCACGAAGTTGCTCTTGGTGACGCTGGCGGTTCTGGTAACGGCGGTATCGTTTCTTTTGATACAGACGCAGACGCAGCTAACACAGGCTTCTTTGTAGACGTTAACGCAGCTGGCGACTTTGGCGCAGCAGCAACAGGTTCCTCTGATGAGCGTAAACTGTTTGACTCCTCTGCTATTGGTGCTGCTCGTGGTGAGCGCCTCTTTAAAGCAATTGGCATGGCCTATAAAGATCATGAGCCAGACTTCATGTATCTCGCAACTTCTCCTGAAGTTATGGCCGAAATGCGTGCAGCTAACTTGGTAGATGACACAACCGTAACTGATGGCAACCTTGAGTTCTCAACAGTATTCGGTGGTAAATTCCGCTTGATCATGACTCGTGCAAGCCAAACAATTACACCAGCCTCCGGTGATTTGAACGCACAGTCTTCTAAGTGTTCTTTCATCTTGAAGCCAGGTTCTGTTTCTTTTGCACCTGTGAACACACCTACTCCTGTTGAAGTTGACCGCAATGCGGCTGCTTACACTGGTGGTGGTTCTACAAACATCTGGTATCGTTATGGCTTTATCATGCACCCAATGGGTTATGACTGGGCTGGCGCAACCAACGCATTCGCAACCAACGCTAACTACGCTGCTTCTGCTTCGTATACTCGTAAAATGGATGCACTAAACCTTGGCATCTTGCCTGTTTACCACTCATAATTAAGCTAGGAGGGACTAATGGCTTTAGTTCTTAATACTAATAGTTATGTAGAAATAACAGATGCTAGTGAATACTTTGAAACTCGTATTGATTCTGCAAGCTGGGATACAGCTACAGAAGCAACTCGTGAAGACGCACTAGTTACTGCTACACAAATTATTGATAACAATCCGTGGATTGGCTCCGCTGTTAGTCCTTCCCAAGCTCTTGCATGGCCTCGTAAAAACGCTCTTTACTATGATAATCGACTTGGATTACAAGTTACCTTTTCAATTACTGAAATACCTAACGCAGTAAAAATAGCAGTTTACGAGCAAGCCTTACACCTACTAAATAATGAAGATCTATTGGCTCAAACAACACAAACATACGAAAGTATTAGTATTGGTAATATTAAGCTAGCTGACTCTAATAATGATGTCACTCGTATTTCTATTACGCCAAACTTTGTTATTAAACCGCTTCGTCCACTTATTCGAAGAGGTGCTACGGGTGTAGGCGCTGGTTGGTGGAGGAACAATTAATGTCACTTTCTGCTAAAGTAACTACTGCCGTTAATAAGGCGTTTACTGCTGCAGGAGACTTGGTTAAACAAGGTACACTTTCTTCAAAATCTGTTTCAGGTTATGATTTTGCTACTCGTAGTACTGTTAGTACTTCTGGCAGCATAACCGTAGACGTAATTATTCAGTCTACCCAAAAACCCTCTGGTGATGGTTTTACGGTAACTGCTTTAATGCGGTCTGGGGTAAACCTTTCTGTTTATGATACTTTAACTGTGAACACAAAGGTATATAATATTGTTGATTATAGTGACAATGGTTTTACTATTGAAGCAATCTTAGTAAAGGAAGCATAAAATGTATGACAATGTTTTAGACGACATTGAAGCTGTTTTTGCTTCTGAAACTTGGACTTCAAACAATATTGATATTTACCCTGACAACTACCAAGGTACAATCAGTACTGAAACTGAATTTTGTAGGTTAAACGTTTTACCTAGTTCAAGTAACCAATTTGCTCATGGCGGCATTAAAAGTTTAAACGGCTTAATTGCAGTTAAAATCTTTGTTAAAGCTGGTGAGGGTCAATCCCGCATCATGGCTATCTCAGATATTCTTGACATTAGTCTTGAAAACAAAAAACTAACTAACGGCACAGAGCTTGCTACATCTTATCTGAATGTGGAAGGGCTAGACCCATCTAATAAGTCGCTTTATAGCGCAAGTTACATAATACCATTTACAATATACGGAGAATAACAAATGGCTCATATTTCAACTCTTGGTGCGGGTATCTTTACTTACCTTGACCTCTTCAAAGGAACAATTCCTTCTGGTACAGATACAGCCGCAGAATGCGCTGCTCTGTTCGTAGGTACAACTCCAGGTACAGCAGACGCAGATCATGTGCGTATGCCTTCTGTACGGGAATTCCCGTCTATCGGTACACCTGCAAACATCGTAAACGTCCCTGTTTATGGTCAGAATACTTCTTCTCAGGTACAAGGCCAGTCCGATGCACCTACACTTGAAGTTACTGTAAACTACGTTGCAGCTGACATGGAAGAAATTCACCTTCTTATTGGTCAACAAGCAATCTTCCGCTTTATGATGGCAGAATC